AGTTCTCTAAGGAAGATTTAGCACAGATCATCAATATGACGTATCCTGATATTCGACGTGTTCTGAATACAGTTCAACGTTGTATCCTCGATGGTAAGATGCAACTCGATAAGTCAACTCTTGTTCAAAACAATTTCTACTCAACGATTGTTGATGAATTGAAATCGAACAAGTCAAAGAAAGAAAAGTTTCTATCTATTCGTCAAATACTTGCAGACAATTCGGTTCGTGATTACACACCACTGTTCAGGTATCTTTACGATAATGTTGATTCATATGCCAACGGAGTTGTATCCTCTATCATCTTGATTCTTGCGGAATCACAATACAAGGATGCTTTGGTTGTTGACCACGAAATAAATGCAATGGCAATGTTTACACAGATCATTATGGAAATTGATCAACGAAAATAATATCACCAATAGGAGAAAACAATGAGCAAGATTTTAGGAATCGATGGTGGAAATGTCCCACCACAACAACCACAACAACAACGAGTCAATCTAAACCTGGCCGATGCACAGGACATAGTTTGTTCAAAATGTGGTGGACACTTTTTCCATCAGGTAACTTTCTTCAAGAAAATTTCTGCATTAGTGTCACCAACGGGACAAGAGGGAATTGTTCCACTTGAAACATACGCTTGTCTTGAATGTGGAAACATTAACTCTGAATTCCTCCCACAAGGGTTTGGTCAGAATGGCTAGGAATTTATTTGATCTTATCAAGGCGGTTTCCAAAGAGAAAGTAAAGTGGGAATCACTTGAACCAGAAGATCAGAAAGCGTGGAATAACTTTCTTATTTCACGGTGGTTTTCTATGGAGATGGATTTGGTGGAAGCCATCAATGACTTTCAAAAGTATTCAAATGGTATCCTTACATCAAAGGATTACTACAAACTTCTTTATGACGTATTACCAAAGGTTTCGTTTTTCTTGAAATACGTCAAGAAGAAAAAGAAGATTGAGTTGGATTCAAAATTCATTGATGTCTTCTGCCAACATTTCCAGCTTGGTAAACTCCAAACTTTTGAGTATATTACAATCCTTCAACAACAGAACCCAGATGAACTTGTAGAGATATTGAAATCATATGGGTCAACCAAAGAAGAACTAAAACAATTTGAGAAACAGATAAAGACAATAAAATGAGGAACACAATGTCAATAAAAGAAATTGATCTAGGAAGAAAAGAAGATCCAATCGTTCTCGAAATGGAAGCTAAATATCCAACGATGACCGATGACTTCAAACGAATTCAACGTGAACAGTATGAACTATTTTGCCGCAAACAATCGAATTACGGTCCTGATAATATCTCATTGGGAACAACTCTTGAAAGAGAACAAGATCGTAAGTTGTCACTTCAAGGTTTGTTCTTCCGATTAAATGATAAGATCAATCGTTACAAGCAAATGATTATGTTTGGTGCAGTAGATGCTGTTGGTGAATCATTAGAAGATACATTCAAAGATATTTCTGTTTATGGAATTATTGCCCAGTTGGTGAGAAACGGAACGTGGGGTAAATAATGACTGACGCAAAGGTTTCCTTTTCACAGTATCAAATGTGGAAAGGGTGTCCGCATCGTTGGAAACTAAATTACATTGACAAGGTTGGTCTATCATCACCATCCCTTGCACTTGTGTTTGGAACAGCGATGCACGAAGTATTGCAGATGTATATTGAGATTCTGTATAAAGGTTCTATCAATGAAGCGAACGCACTACCAGTAGAAGACCTACTAAAAGAGAAGATGTCAGAAGAATACAAAACACTTCTCACTGAGAACCAAAACAATCACTTCTCTTCCTCAAAAGAAATGGAAGAATACCTACTTGATGGAATTCATATTCTGCGTTGGTTCAAAGCACACCGTGATGAATTCTTTATGAAGAAGGGATGGGAACTTGTTGGTATTGAGAAACCAATAAACATTGTTCCAGTAGAATCGCACCCGTCTGTTCGTCTGGTTGGTTTTCTTGATCTTGTAATGCGAAACACTGTAACTGGAACGATTCACATATACGATTTCAAAACATCTACGAGTGGTTGGAACAAGTATATGAAAGCAGACAAGACAAAAGTATCACAACTTGTTTTGTATAAGACCTTCTACGCAAAACAGTTCAACATTGATCCAGACGATATTGTTGTTGAGTATCTTATTCTCAAACGTAAAGTTGATGAGAATGCAGAGTATGCTGCAATGCGAAAACGAATACAAAGGTTTGAACCTTCTCACGGAAAAGTATCTCAGAGTCAAATCTTAAAAGAGATTCAAAACTTTGTTGTTACTTGTTTCAATGAAGACGGAACTAAGAAGACCGATATTGAACATCAAGCAATTGCAGGTGAGAAAGCCAAGAATTGCCGATGGTGTGAATTCAAAGATAGAGATGATTTATGTCCAACAAAGAATAGGATTAAGTAATGAATTACGCATATACGTTTGATGATTTACAAATCATCCCAACATACAGTGAAATAGAATCTCGCAGTCAGTGTGATTTGAAAACTCGTTTCACTAAACGATACATGATTGGAACACCACTTGTTGCTTCACCGATGGATACTGTGACCGATTCAAAGATGTCACTTGCTATTGCATCCTATGGTGGAGTAGGAGTCATTCATCGTTTTATGAAAATTGATGAACAAGTAAAACACGTAATGAAAGTAAAAGAGCAAGAGAAACTTGTTGCAGCTGCAATCGGTGCAACAGGTGATTATCAAGAACGTGCAATCGCTCTGGCAAATGCAGGTGCAATTGTTCTTCTTATTGATGTTGCTCACGGTAACACAAAGCAAGTTCGTGATGCAATTAAGTGGTGTAAAGAAAATCTACCTGAGTATGTAGATGTTATCGCTGGTAACGTTGCTACTTACGAAGGTGCAAGAAACTTGGCAGAATGGGGAGCCGATGCAATCCGAGTTGGTATCGGTAACGGTTCTCTTTGTGAAACAAGAATCAGAACTGGTGTTGGTATTCCACAAGTAACTGCACTCATCGAATCTATTCGTGCCGTGGAAGAATCAGGAATCGATGTTCCGATTATTGCAGACGGTGGAATTAGAATGACGGGTGATGTTGCCAAGGCACTCTCACTTGGTGCAGATTCTGTTATGATTGGTTCACTTCTTGCAGGAACTCGTGAATCACCCGGTGAGATTCAAAGAATGGGTATGTGGCCAAACGAACAACTCTTCAAGAAGTATCGTGGTTCTGCATCTGCTGAAGTAAAACAAGTTCACGGATTGGAAGAAAAGAACGTAGAAGGCAATTCAAAGTTGATCCCTTACAAGGGTAAGGTTCAGAGAATCATTAACGATATTCGTGACGGTGTTCGATCTTCAATGTCTTATGTAAACGCAAGAACTATTGACGAGTTTCACGCAAAATCAGAACACGTTTTGATTACACAAAATGGTTTGATCGAAGCTAAACCACACTTGTTATTGTAATCATTTTTTCGTATATTGATATTTATCGTAAACAAAGAAGTTTTGTAATGTAAAGGTTATGTATGGCTAAGAAAAAAATTCTCCTACTTTCGGATGACCTCCGATTAACTTCCGGTATTGCAACCGTATCCAGAGATATGGTAATCGGAACCGTTCAACATTTTGATTGGGTTCAACTCGGTGCAGCAATCAACCATCCTGATAAAGGAAAGGTTATGGACTTGTCAAAAGATGCATCGGAGTTAACTGGTGTTAAAGATGCATCTGTTAAAGTTTATTGCAATGATGGTTATGGTGATCCTCTTCTTCTACGTAAGTTGATTGACACGGAAAAACCAGATGCAATTCTACACTTCACTGACCCAAGATTTTGGGGATGGTTGTATAACATGGAACAAGAAGTTCGTAGAAATATTCCATTGTTATACTTAAACATCTGGGACGATATTCCAGATCCGATGTGGAACAAAGAAGCATATGCAAGTTGTGATCTTTTGATGGCAATCTCAAAGCAAACATATGGTATTAATCATAGGGTATTGACTCGATTCAATCAAGAAACACCATCACACAGAATCACCTATGTTCCTCACGGAATTAACACTGAGATGTTTTATCCAATTACAGAAGGTGATAAATCTTGGAACAATCTTCTGAATGAATCTAAGAAGATCAGAGAAGGTAATGATAACCGATTTGTTGTGATGTGGAATAACAGAAACATCCACCGTAAACATCCAGGCGATATTGTTCTTGCATACAAACGCCTCTGTGAACTCATTGATCAAAATGGTGGTAATGCATCGGAAGAATGTATGTTGTTGATGCACACTCAACCAATTGATCCAAACGGAACAGATTTGACCGCAGTTGTTGGTGAACTTTGCCCCGAATATCCAGTTATGTTTAGTGATAGGATTCAACCAACAGATGGACTAAACGTTATGTATAACGTTGCGGATGTTGTTATCAACATTGCATCCAATGAGGGATTTGGTTTAGGAACTGCTGAAGCACTTGCAGCTGGAACACCAATTGTTGTAAACGTAACAGGTGGTCTCCAAGATCAATGTGGTTTCATCAATCCAACAACGGGTAAATACTTTACAGCCGAAGAATACGTTGATATTAAAACTCTACATCGTAAACGAGTATCTGGAAATTATCAACACGGTGAATGGGTGAAGCCAGTGTGGCCATCGAACATTTCACTTCAAGGTTCAGTTCCAACTCCATATATCTTTGATGACCGAGCAGATTTTGAAGAAGCAGGTGAATCACTTTACGAATGGTTCAAGATGTCTCGTGAAGATAGAAAAGCCGCTGGTCAAAAAGGTAGAGAGTTTATTATGAACACGGAAGTTGGTATGAGCAGAACAGATATGTGTCAACGTGTTGCAGATAGTATCAATGGATGTTTAGAGAACTTCCAACCAAGAAAACGTTTTGAATTACATTTAGCTTGAGGATAAAATGAGTAAACCAAACTTAGTATTTTGTGGACCAATTGCCACACGCAGCGGTTACGGGGAACACGCAAGAGACCTACTGACTTCTCTTTTTGAGATGGATAAGTATAACATCAAAACAATTTCAATCAATTGGGGCGAAACTCCAATGAATGCATTGAACGAAGATAATCCAGACCATAAGAAAATTCTTGATTCGATTATTCCTGGACTAACTGAACAACCAGATATTTGGGTTCAGTGCACAATACCAAATGAATTCCAACCAGTTGGTAAGTATAACATTGGAATCACCGCTGGTGTTGAAACAGATATTGCTTCTGGTGAATGGGTAGAAGGATGTAATAGAATGAACTTGGTCATCGTTCCATCTAAACACGGAAAAGATACTCTCATGGAATCTAAGTATGAGAAGAGAGACAAGGCAACCAATCAGCCAATTGGCCAACTTCAAATTGAAGTTCCAATCGAAGTTCTTCACGAAGGCGTTCGTCTTGACATTTTCGATCCAAAAGTAAACCAGAGTGGTGAACTAAAAGAAACTCTCGATGAAATCAAAGAAGATTTTTGTTACCTGTTTGTTGGTCATTGGTTAAAAGGTGACTTTGGTCAAGATAGAAAAGATCTCTCTGGTTTAATCTTTACATTCTTTGAAACCTTTGGTGACACAGAGAATCCACCAGCACTTCTACTAAAAGCATCTTCGGGTGGTTTCTCTATTACAGATAGAAGTAGAACAATGAGTAAGATTGATCTCATAAAGAGAATGTCTAAAAAGAAGAACCTACCGAATGTTTATCTTCTACACGGTGATCTCACAGATGAAGAGATGAACATTCTGTATAATCACGATAAAGTGAAAGCACTTGTATCGTTTACAAAAGGAGAAGGATATGGACGACCAATTGCGGAATTCATTACTACAGGCAAGCCGGTCATTGTTTCTGGGTGGAGTGGTCACATTGATTTTGTTAATCCTGCGTTCCATACTTACCTCGATGGCGAACTGAAGCCAATCGATAAGAGTGCAGTTTGGCAAGGAGTCTTGAATGAAGGATCACGGTGGTTCAATGTTAACTACCAGAAAGCTGCTGAAACTCTGCGAGATGTCCATAAGAAGTATAAGACGTATCTTTCAAACTCTAAGAAGTCTGTCAAGGAGATTCAAACAAAGTGGTCGTATGATAGAATGCGAGAAAACTTTGATGAGATGATGACGAAGTATGTTCCAAAGTTTGCAGAGAAGGTTGAGTTAAAACTACCAACTTTAAAGAAGGTTGAAGAGTAATGGTATCATACACAATAACTGCGTGTAATGAAAATAATGAACTCAGAGTTTTACTTCAATTCCTGAAAGTGAACATACTAGAAACGGATGAAGTAGTTGTCCAACTTGATTCAGAAAATGCAACACAAGAAGTTAGGGATGTTATTGAGTCATACAAAAATCAATTTACATCTTTGAAAGTTATTGAGTATCCATTGAACAAAGATTTTGCAACGTTCAAAAACAATCTAAAACTACATTGTAGCAAAGATTGGATATTCAATATAGATGCAGACGAGATACCGTCGGGATTTCTAGTTCAGAACTTACACGATATACTTCTGACCAATGATGATATTGATGTTATGATTGTTCCAAGATGGAACATCGTTGAGGGAATAACAGAAGAACATATCTCCAAGTGGAGATGGAAGTATGACGATTGGGGGAGAATAAACTGGCCAGATTGGCAGATGAGAATCTATCGCAATCATCCAAGAATAAACTGGGTAAACAAAGTTCACGAAAAACTTGATGGTTTTTCAAAATATACTTTCTTACCAGAAGAGAAAGAGTATTGTCTGTTTCACAACAAAACAATAGATAGACAAGAAAAACAAAACAACTTCTATAACACGATTGGATAATTTGAATGTATGACATTTCAGAATATAGACAAGAAGTGATTAGTGTTTTAAAAGATTCAAACAATCACTATGATACAACGGTTATCACACTCAATCGTGTTGATAGAGAAATATCGTATCATCGATGGCTTCACCCATATCAAGGAGATTGGGAAGTCGATTATCTCTTCACAGACGAGATACTTTCAAATCTGAAGAAGATAATAAGACCCAACTCTACGGTTATAGATATTGGTGCTCAAACTGGAAATATGTCTGTTGCGTATTCTCTGTTTGCCGATAAGGTATATTCCTTTGAACCAAACCCGGCAACCTTTGAAGTCCTTGAAAAGAACTCTCTTGTAAATACAAACATCATTCCATTTAACTTTGCAGTTACCGATGAAGTTGGACCTTTGACGTTTCACTATTCTGATCATGGGTTTTGTAATGGTGGGTTTGCAACTAGAACACATCGAGGTGTTGGAGTAACTGGTCATGTAATTCCGATAGATGTTTACGGAATTAATCTGGTAGAGTTTATTGATGAGGAAAACATAGACATTGAAAACCTATCACTTGTTAAGATAGATGCAGAAGGACATGATAAAGAGATTATCAAAACGATAAGACCAATACTTGAAAGTCATAGGCCAGTATTGATAACTGAGATATACAATGGCTTAGATAAGATAGAAGTTCAAGATCTTATAGATACGATCCATTCAATTGGATACAAGGCATATGATGAAAAGAACAACAACCTCAATATAGATAATCTTGGAAAAGAAATAACGTCATACCAAGATATTAACATTGAGTCTGGACACAACTTAATATGTATCCCAATATGAATGTCTTAATATTTGCATCCAGCTATCGAAGCTATACTGCACTTCAAAATGTTTATGTGGAACTGGTTCGTAAAGAAGTTCCAACATTTTTTCTATACAGTATGGAAACCAATGTAAAGCATCCAATTTTGGATATGGATAAATTCAACTACGATACAAATATAAACACGGATTTTTCTTCGGGTTATTTTATGAGATCGCTTGGTTTGAACATTCCATTTAAACCAGATATTGTTCTATTAGCAAGGGAACGATGGCAACCAGAGCAGTCTATTATTTTGGAATCGAAAAGTTTTGGTTCAAAAGTATATGTTGTTGAAGTTAGCTCCCACATAATAAACAACATAGAAAACAGGTTAGAGATGTTATCACGAGATTCTGTAATACCGCAATCTCTTGTAGATGGGTATTTTGAACACAGTGAGTTTGCAAGGCAACGTAGATCGGATTGTCTTTATCCAGAATGGATAAATAAGTCGATAGTTGTTGGTAATCCTAGATTTGATTTACTCAGAGACATAGACGAAGAACGTTGTATTAAAAAATACAAAATAGATAAGAATAAGAAACAAATATTGTTCTGGGGGATAATAAATACGTCAAGAAATAGATCGTTTGAGTTTCTACGTCAATTGCATGAGAGGTTAAAAGATACCCATCAAATATTCTACAAACCAAATCCACAAGAACCACCAAACCCTGCGTTCATTCATCAATTTAATCCATTCGTAATACCAGAAATTCAAGTCATATATGATGACATGGATACAAATACAATGAGCAGTCTTTGTGATATTCATATGTCTTCAATATCAAGTGTATGCCAATATTCCTTTTACTTTAAGAAAAAATTGTGTATATTGAATAGTGTATGTCAAATAGATTTGATGACCAACGATTTTTCTAGATATACGGATGAATCAAAAGAAGGCGTTGAAGATTCCGCATTATTCTGGATGTCTGTTTTTGGTATAAAGTCACATGAAGAGTTTTCTAAAATGATTGATTTGAATCGAGTCAATAAGTTCACAGAAACAAACAATCTTGTAAATCAAATCTGTAAAGACAATACAACTTTGTGTGACGGTAATTTTGAATTTCTGAATGATATGTCTGAGCCAAAATCCTCTTTCATAAAGTTGTTCGATGAATTCAATGACAGGTCGGCCTCACAAAGAATAGTAAATTATCTACTAACATTACAGGATAAGAAATGAAAAATACTTACATAATTGCCGAGATCGGTATAAACCATAACGGTAGTATGGATGTGGCAAAGAAACTTATTGATATTGCATCAGTAGCTGGTTGTGATGCCGTTAAGTTTCAAAAAAGAAATCCAGACGTATGTGTTCCAGAACATCAAAAAAATGTAATTAGAGAAACACCGTGGGGAACAATGACGTATCTCGAATACAAACACAAAATTGAGTTTGGTAAAGATGAATATGACGAAATAGATTCTTACTGCAAAACAAAAGGTATATCATGGTCTGCATCTCCTTGGGACTTAGATTCACTAAACTTCCTGAATCAATACGATATACCTTTTATAAAGATACCGTCTGCAATGTTAACCAATGATGAATTGTTAGTAGCTTCTGTAAATACTGACAAGAAGATAATTCTTTCGGTTGGTATGTCAACTGAAGATGAAATAGATCATGCGGTAGAGATACTTAAGAAATCTAATAACTTTGCCCTACTACATTGTAACTCAACTTATCCTGCACCAATTAACGAGTTGAATCTTTCCGCCGTAAAAAGTCTCAAAGAAAAATATGGATGTGAAGTTGGATATTCGGGTCATGAGTTTCGTCTTGGAACAACTGTTGCTGCTGTATATCTAGGTGCGTCCATAATCGAACGTCATATTACTTTAGATAGAACAATGTGGGGAACAGATCATATGTCATCAGTAGAACCACAAGGATTGATAAAGTTGGTAAAAGGAATACGAGAACTTGAAGAAGCATATGGGGATGGTGTGATTAGGGTAACCGACTCACAAATTCCCGTTAGAAACAAATTAAGAAATAATTAAAGATTATATATGAGTAATGTATTTACACAAAAAAAATTAGTCATATTTGATTTAGATGGTGTCCTTCTAGATGGAAAGAAAATTCATTTCGATGCACTAAACATGGCACTACCAGATGAGTATAGAATATCTTGGCAAGAACATTTATCAAAATATGATGGACTAAAAACAAAACAGAAGCTAAATATGTTAAGTGCGGAAAAAAATCTTCCGGTTAATATGCACGAATCAATTTGGCATGAAAAACAAAGAATAACATTAGAAAAAATACATTCAATACCCAAATCAGATCACCTAATTGAATGTATTAAAAAGTTGTATGATGACGGATACAAGATAATTTGTTGCAGTAACAGCATACGAAAAACTGTAACAACTGTTCTCTGTAAAATGGGTATCATACAATATTTTGATTTAATCTTATCTAACGAGGATGTAAAAAATTCAAAACCACATCCAGAAATATATTGGAAAGCTATGTCTTCGGTTGGAGTTTTACCGGAAGAAACCTTGATTATAGAAGACTCTCCGGTTGGGCTATTATCCGCAAATAGAAGCACCGCAACAGTTATGCGAGTAAAATCGCCCAAAGAAGTGACATACACAAACATAAAAAATAATTTGAAAAAGGATGTCAAAATAAATACAAAATGGAATGATTCAACTATGAATGTTTTAATACCTATGGCCGGTGCAGGCAGCAGATTTGAAAAAGCAGGATATACTTTTCCCAAACCATTAATTGAAGTAGGAAAGAAACCCATGATACAATTAGTTGTTGAAAATCTAAATCTAGAAGCTAATTTTATTTATGTGGTTCAGAAAAGACACAGAGAAAAGTATAACCTAGATGTATTATTGAGTATGATTACCCCTAACTGTAAAATAATTGAGGTGGATGGTTTAACAGAAGGTGCAGCCTGCACGGCATTATTGGCCAAGGACTGTATAAACAATAACTCACCATTATTTTTTGCGAACTCCGATCAATTTGTTGAATGGGACAGCAACGAGTTTATGTATAAGATGCAAGAAACGAACTGTGATGGTGGAATAGTTACATTTAAATCAACCCATCCAAAGTGGTCATTTGTTAAAATAGGAGAAGATGGTTTAGTAAAACAAGTCGCAGAGAAAAATCCAATATCAGACGTTGCAACCACGGGGTTTTACTATTGGAAGCATGGAAGTGAATTCGTCAAGTATGCAGAAAGAATGATTGAAAAAAATATAAGAGTTAATAACGAATTTTATGTTTGTCCTGTTTTTAACGAAGCAATATCTGATGGTAAACGAATAACTACATATGACGCAAACGGTATGTGGGGATTGGGAACACCAGAAGACTTGGATTATTACGTTAAAACCTTCAAACCTATTTGATTTCACATATATTTTTAGTATATTAAATCATGATTAAAATTTTTGATAATAAGTTACAATGAATATGTTTTCCAAAATAGGAATAGTTTTACAGGGAATACCTCATAGCACAGAACAGTTGAAAGACGTTTATGACTATTATACGTCACTTGGTTTAAATGTTGTAGTCAGTAGTTATTCTAAGTATCTAAAACATACAAATTTTCAATTTGTAAACAATGACTATATACTTGGTAATTACGATGTAAAGACTCCAGGAAAATATGGAAACGGGAGTTTTAGAAATGTAAACTACCAGATATTAACTACTAAAAATGGAGTTTTATACTTCGATAACAGAGACGATTTAGAATACATTCTGAAAATAAGATCTGATTTAAAAATAAACAAAATGGATTATCATTTAGAGAGATGGTGTCATTTGGTAAATGAGTCAATGCCAAAAAATACATTAAAAAAGAAAATACTTTCTCTGTGTAGATTAACAAAAGATGAAATGCATCCTTGGTATATCACGGATTATTTCTATTTTGGGACAAAACATGACATGAAAATATTTTGGGATATTCCAACGGTTCCATTTAATCACGAATTAAAGAGATCAGAAGAATATTTAAGCACAGCATTTTTGGGTGGATGGAAATCCATAACATCGGACATGAAAGCCGAAGACTACTACATATTTGATTCGGAATCATCAGAGGATATTTTCAGTTACAAGTGGAAAAAGAATCTAAAATTTGTTACGGATAAGTGTAAAATATAGACAATTAACACACAATTAAAACATTATGAAAAAATTTATTAGTAAAAAGACAATTTTAATAACCGGCGGAACTGGTTCTCTGGGCAAAGAATTGGTGAGAAGATTGAAACAATATGATTGTAACATAATTGTTTATTCGAGAGACGAGGGGAAACAGGCAATCTCTTTCGGTAATGAAAAATCAATCAAGACAATAATTGGAGATGTTAGAGATTATGATAAACTGATTGTATCCTTCAAGAAGTATAAACCAGATTATGTCATACATACAGCTGCACTTAAACGAATCGATGATATGGAATTCCATCCAGATGAATGTGTAAAGACAAACATTCAAGGATCTGAAAATGTTGCTCGTGCTTCACTTGAAAGTGGAGTAAAAAAATGTATTTTGATTTCCACGGATAAAGCGTGTCAACCTGTAAATGTTTATGGTTCCAGTAAATTCATAGCAGAAAGAATATTCACAAACTATGACTACAATTCTTCGGAAACGATATTTTCATCGGTGAGATACGGTAATGTTATCGCTAGTCGTGGATCATTCATTCCACTTTGGATGGACATGATTAATCAAAATAAAAAGATAACTGTAACTGATACGCAAATGACACGATTTCTTTTTACATTAGATGATGCAGTTGATACTGTTTTGAATGCATTGTATTATTCAGTTGGTGGTGAAGTGTTTGTTCCTAAAATAAACTCATACACAATTCTCGATGTTGTTAACGCACTATCGTCTATCACAAATAAACCAGTTAATTACGATGTGGTTGGAATAAGACCTGGCGAAAAACTCCATGAAGATATGTTGGCAATCACGGAGTTACCATTTACTTACAGAGTTCCAAATATAAACTTGTTACAAGTAAGACCACAATATACAAACAAGACACATCAAGATTGGTTAAAATATGATGGTGTAGAATTTAACTCTTCGTTATACCTGAGCAATGACTTAAACGAATTGATTGACTTAATACAAAAAGGAATTAAGTGTGACACTGTTTAAAACCAAAATAAACGATGAAGACATACACTTTATCTCCGACGTTATCAAGAGTGGTAACATAGGATTTGGCGATAACGTTAAAGTTTTTGAAGAGAACTTTAAACCTTTCAGCAAGAAGAAATTCAACATTGCTACAAATTCGGCATCCGCATCTGCATACATGATATTCGCTTATCTCATGAAGAAGTTTGGTAAGTGTGATGTTTATACAACATCAATAGGATTTATATCACCTGCTTGGTCTGCTATGCATTTGGGACACAATGTTATTTTTGTTGATGTGGATGATAACCTATTGTTTGACGTTGAACATTATAAATCAATCAAAAAAGAAACGGGTAGAAAAAAAATACTCATGCCTGTGTTGTATGGTGGAGTAAGTAACATAAGTGGATTCGATATATTAGAGGACGAAATAATAGTAGTTGATGCTGCACACTGTGTAACCCCAACGGTTAAATCAGACTACACGTTCTTTTCGTTCCACCCATTTAAACCGATCGCTTGTTCCGATGGTGGTATGATTTCGACTGATGATTCCGAATCGTATGACTTCTTTAACCTATATCGAAACTTTGGTAGAGAGAATATTGGCAACACATACGATATAGTTTCCGATGGATTTAAGTTCTATATGAATAACTTAAATGCCACAATTGCAATTACTCAGATGAATAGATACCACACAAATTTGGATAGTAGAAAAAAATGTCATATATTAGTTGAGTCTCTAAATTTGAATGGTAGATTGATACCACACGATTCTATGTCATCTTATTATTTTGCAACGTTAATCTGTGATCAGAGCGAGGTTGAAAAACTTTGTAATGAGTATCCAACATCAAAACACTATCCAATGATACACAAAACAAAATTATTTGATTCGGGTATCAGATTAGAAAACACAGAGAAAATACATAAACTAATTTTGAACTTACCTCTTTATGACGAAAACATTTATCATAGCAGAAGCAGGGGCTAACCACAATCGGAATTTTGATCAAGCCATCTCACTAATAGATGTGGCAAAATCATCTGGTGCAGATGCTGTAAAGTTTCAAACTTACTCTTCTGAAACTCTTTACAGTAGAAACACACCAGATTTTGCAGTCTATAAAAACATAAACCAATTAATAAAAGACATTGAGATTCCAAGAGAATGGCAATCGGATTTAAAATTGTATTGTGATAAAATTGGCATAGAGTTCATGTCAACTCCTTTCGATGAGAAGGCGGTAGACGAACTTGTAAGTATTGGTGTTAAGAGATTAAAGATAGCTGGATTTGAATCCACAGATTTAAGATTTGTTGATATGGTATGTTCTGCGAAACTTCCAATAATAGTTTCTATTGGTATTGGATCAAACATAAAACTTGTAGACGTAATACTTGACATATCAAATAAACACCAAATAAATGATGTCACATTCCTACACTGTAACAATGCATACCCGACTCCACCAACAGACGTAAACCTGAACACAATCCAACAGATGTCTTTAGATAATCGATACAAGACAGGATTTTCAGATCACACAATATCTACGCTAACTCCTGCACTAGCGGTGGCTGCCGGAGCAACTGTGATAGAGAAACACTTTACATTAAGTAAATTCATGAAGGGGCCAGATCATCCATTTGCAGTTGAACCACATGAACTAAAATCAATGGTGGACAATATCAGATATGCCGAATCTTGTATGGGTTTAAAAGTGTCTAACTTCACAGAGTCTGAAATGAGTTTCAAAACTGCGATGCGATCTGTTGTTGCATCCAGACCTATCAAGTGTGGAGAAAAACTTTCTGAAGAAAATACAACAACAAAAAGACCGTATGTTGATGGCTCTGTTTCTGCGTATAACTATTTTGATGTGATAGGTAAAGTTTCAAAGATAGATATTGATACTGATGTGCAAATTATGATGGAAGATTTAGTTTGAAAATATTGTTTCTAGGATATGATTCCACTAAAACCTCTTTGATTGAATTTTTGAGATCAAAAGGCCATGAAGTAATACAAACATCGGATAAAGTTTCATCTAATAGTGTAATTGGATTTGATTGGGTTATTAGTTTTGGGTATCGTCACATAATATCAAAGGACGTGATACATCATTCTAATGACAGAATAATAAATCTACACATATCTTACTTACCTTACAACCGAGGAAGTCATCCTTTATTTTGGGCATTTCATGATAAAACACCGATTGGTGTAACCATACATAAGGTAGATGAGGGATTAGATACAGGAGACATATATGTCCAGAGGCTGGTTGAAATAAACCCGTCATCAGAAACATTTGAAAGTGCACACAAACAACTAATATTTGAAATTGAAAAATTGTTCATGGAAACACATGACGATATATTCTCTTTTCAAATAACTCCACGGAAGCAAGTTGGAAAAGGTAGTTATCATAGATCATCGGACTTACCTTTGATAAAATCATGGAACACAAATATATCGAGGTTTTTTGATATGAGTAAAAGAACTGATTCTGAAATAATAGACGAGATTGAGAAAATACGATCTAGAAATAATGTAAACTGGATGGATGCAGTTAGACTTGCATTTGAACTTTCACCAGATAGAGCTAGATCAATATTCAAGGATATAAAAGAATGTGATGCTCGCATTAACGAATTGTTAAACGAACTTTCTGATAATGATGAAAAACATTAACGATGTGTGCCTGCTAGTTCAGGCTAGACTTGGATCTCAAAGAGTTCCTAGAAAAATGATAAGACCATTTGCAGGAACAACGTTGGTAGATATTCTATTTGATAAAATAGGAAACTCTACTGTAATCCCAAAAGAAAACGTTTATTTTTCCGCACATGAGAATGAACTAAAAGATATTGCCACAAAACATGGTATAAATATCTTCCATCGTTCAGAGAAGTCTGCAAAGTCTGAAGGACAACCTTTAACAGAAATATACGAGTGGTGGAACACATTGCCTTTTAAATATGTTGTTTTAGTAAGTGCGTGTAATCCACTTTTGAAAATAGAAACGATTGATAATTTCGTTTCAACATTTTTACAGTCAGAAAAAGAAGGTGGGTTTGCGGTCTTTGAAAAGAAGACATATTATTGGAATACACACGGACTCCCTATAACAGATTGGAAAGGCTCTACTATAATGAACACAAAATTTGTAGATCCAATCTATGAAGCAGCACACTGTCTTTATGCTAGTCGCATGGATATAATTGGTGAAGGACATTGGATGGATAAAAACTATCCACCTCAACCAGAACTGTTTGTAATGGAAGAACTTGAAGCATTTGATATTGACTATGAATGGCAATTTACTGTTGCAGAATCACTTTATAAAAACCTATGCTAAAGTATCTAGAAACAAATTCATCAACAATTTCTCCAGAAATTTTCATAAGCAAGTTTTCAGGTAAACGAATATTGGTTATGGGTTCTGGTCCATCCTTGAATGAAAGAAGTTGGCAAAACGTAGAAGTTGATTCGATATGCACAACGTCTTTCTTTTACTTGAATGATGAAGTTAGAAGTTTAAAAAACATAACCCATGTAACACTGTCTGAAATAATAGACTTCAAAGATGATAGATTAATTTCATTTTTAGACGAGAACACAGACTGCACAATAGCGTTAGAACCAAAGGCTGGAAGACCTTTTTACAACTCCGATGTGTTCAAATCATTTGAATCAAAATATAGAGATCGGTTAGTATTTTACAATACTAAAATCGATAAGAAGGAGGGAGTTGCTGGTAGATTGTGTTTCTTTGTAATGACGTTCCAACCGTCTGAGTTATACTATGTTGGTATAGATGGAAAGAGTAAAGATCATAGAAATGATCCACCTAATGCATTTAGAACGAATATAGTTGGTGATGCCGATGGATATGTCTACGAAGACTTTTTAGATTCTCACAAAATATTTGCAAACGCTTTGTATGAAGAATCGATATTAAATGGTTCCAAGATATTCAACTTGGGTGAAGGATTAAATTACAACTTATCAAGTATAGTTAGCACACAAAAGTTTCCGTTATCTTACGATGTAATGAAACTAATTCAAAGGAATACGTATGAATAAAATAGAATGGGTTCATTGGCCAGATCCAAAAGCAGTTACAAACGGCATGGCAAATTTAGAGAAGTTTAGTAGACTCTACTTGCAAAGAAAAGAAAAGTATCCAGAATATTCTCCTATCAATGATGCAATTGCAGTCGCATACGAGATTGAAGAAAAAGGATATGCGAAAGTAGAAAACTTTTTAAGTTTGGAAGTTATAGACGCAATAGATAGAAAAACTCAGGAGATTTTAAATGACTCGGATCATCCATACAACCAAGGTAAAATTTCACAAACAGACGCTAAGAATTCAAAACCATACATACAGGTTCTTCAACCATTAGTTTCTGTTCCAGAAATACATGATTTTGTTTTCAATGATTTTATCATTGATATTGCTGGTGCGTATTTAGATTGCTTTCCAGGATTTGGAACGTGTAACCTAAGAAAGAGTTTTGTGAATAACCTTCCAGAAGAAGGAACACAACTTTATCACGTTGATCCAAACTCTCCAAGATTTTTGAAGTTTTTTGTTTATTTAAATGATGTTGACATGGATGGCGGTCCTTTTTGTTATGTTGAAGGGAGTCACAAGAAAAAATTTGAAGTAAACGGGACAAATTGGAATACTCAGTATAGATGGCCAGCTGACCCTATAAATCAAATGTATGGGGAAGAAAATGTAAAGTATTTAACAGCAAAGAAGGGCGATCTACTTGTAGCAGACACAAATGGTTGGCATCGGGGAATAAAGCCAAAGTCTAATGATAGAACGATGTTAACATTAGATTATGTATGTCACGATGAAGACTTTGATCAAAGTAGGAGATTTCAATTTAGACGTGAGGATTATGATAGATTAAATGATAGACATAAACAACTTTGTGATTTTTTGAAGTTAGTATGAGAAAAATATTCATAGACTGTGGTGCAAACAACGGATGCTCTCTAAAATTATTTTCATATGTTTTTTCGGATTACCGAGATTTTTCCGTATATTCATTTGAATGTTCCGATTCCTTTTACAACGAGCTCGTTGTAAACGGAAGAAAAATCAATTTCAAAGATTTTACTCCAATAAAAAAAGCTGTATGGATTTCTGATGGAAAGAAAAGATATGATGGTTGGCAATTATCGGATACCAATACGGATAATGATGGGGATGGAGTTGATTGTATCAATATATCAGAATTCATTATGAACAATTTTTCTAAAGAAGACTACATAATATTCAAGATAGACATTGAAGGTGCCGAATACAAAGTGATTGACAGGATGTATAAAGATGGAACTCTATCATACATAAATGAATTCTATGGAGAATTACATGGTCCAAAGAAGGGATATACCGAACAAGATAATGTTGATCTTTTGAACAAACTAAATGAGTTTAATTTGATCATGTATAATTGGGACGCGATAGATTCGACTAGTCTAGAAAAAATACAAATAGTTCCGTTTGGAACAGATGGATCATTCACAAATAACTCATCACAAAGAGTTGGTCATGCGTATAAAAGGATAGTATAATGGAAAAGATAACGTTTTGTATTCCGTCTAAGAATAATCTTCGATACTTGAAGTCTTGCATTCCATCAATACGAAAAAACTCGTATCGCGATGACCATGATATTATTGTGTTCGTGGATAAGGATACGGATGGAACAATTGATTGGTTGAAAGAAAATGCAGACTCTCTTAGAGTAAAGTATCTTGTCAATCCAGACTTGAACAATACTCTCTATGGAATCGGTCGTGCATATGATAAGTGTATTGCAGAATCTGAAACAGATATTGTAATGGTATTCCACGCAGATATGTATCTATGTAAGAACGCCGATCTAATGATGTATGAGAAACTTACAGATAAGACCGTGGTATGTGCAACTAGAATTGAACCACCACTCCATCCACCGGGAAAAGAAAAGATAGTGGAGGACTTTGGACTGTGGCCAGAACATGATGTTGAAGATGGATTCAAAGAAGATGCGTTGAATGCATACGTCGAGAAGATCACCGAAGAAAATCGTGGTAAAATAACGAATGGTTGCTTTGCACCTTGGATGGTTTACAAACACAACTTGGTTTCAATAGGAGGTCATGACGTAGTATTCAGATCGGCAAGAGAAGACTCGGATATTTTCAATAGGTTTGTTTTGTCTGGTTTGGAATTGGTTCAAGTCAGAGATGGTTATGTATATCATCTAACTTGCCGTGGTGGACAATTTGAACATGGTATCCTCACCAAAGACTACTCACAAAAGTCAAAAGACTGGCAAGAACTAATGGAACAATCTACGTGGGACTACGTTAGAAAATGGGGATCGTTTGTTAAACACGATGAATACCTTAATCCAATAATCACACCAAAGTATAACATTGGATTCATTCTCAGAGATTCAAACTATCAGATTGCAAGGGCAATAGAACCTTGGGTCTCAACCATATACTTGGATAACCTATCAGATGTTGAGTCTCTTAGAAAAGAACTAGAAACTAAAACATCATATGATGTGTTCAAAAGAATCAGGCATATCGATGAGGATAAAACAAATGATGTTCTCATTGAAATATCTACCAAAGAAATGAATGAAGAAAACTATCGATGGATTTCTTTCTTCAATCAAATCATTGACCAATCAGAAGAAACTGGTTCATTTGAAACGCAATCATACACAATAACAATCAACAGATTAGATAACAAATTGAATGAACTAATAGACACTAAAAATGAATTTTTCAAATAAACTTGATATTTATATGTGATAATCTATTAACACATTCGGAGATTCAAATGCACGAAATCGCGAGCAAACTCATAGAGATGCAAAACCAAATAAAGTTTTTCCACTGGCAAACAACTTCATATGCAAGACATATGGCATATGGTGGAACATATGATGCACTGACCCCACTTATCGA